TTGGAAAATTTTTCTTAGATGTAGGTAAGGCTGTAGTTAGATATGCTGTAAATAATCCTGTTAGCTTTACACTTCAATCAGCTACATTAATTGTAGGTGTTAAAGGTTTTATGCAGGCAAGACAGATGCAGGCTAAAGGTCAAGATATTTTAGCTAATAAGACTTCTGCTGGAGGTAAGATACCTGTTATATACGGCACTAGAAGAGTAGGTGCTCAAATAATTTATTTAGATGTGTCTGCTAATGACTCAAGGGACTTATATGTAGTTTATGCCTTATCAGTTGGCGAATGTGATGAAATACTAGGTAGGACTATTGAACTTGATGGCAACCCTTTAACTGACTCTGCAAGATTTAGAGATGGGGGTTATATTGGTTCAGATAAGATATCTTCAGGTTCAGGCTCATTAAATACAGTTTCACAAAATGGTACTGGTATAGATGCTGGTGCTGGTGGTTTTGGCTCTAGTCCTACACAAAAATATAGATATGTTATGAATCTACATCATGGAGCTGCAACACAAACAGCAGACCCTATGCTTGTAGCTTCTATGCCTAATTGGACATCAGCACATAAATTAAATGGTGTTTGTTATATTGCAGCTCATTATGGCTATGATAAAGAGGGTATTTGGAAAGGAGTTCCACAACTAACAGTTCAAGTAAGAGGTAAAAAAGTATTTGACCCAAGAGACACTAATCAAACATTTGGAGACGTATCTACTTATGAATATTCAGATAATCCAGCTTTATGCTTCCTTAATTATATAACTGACAATGAAGTGGGTAAGGGATTAACACAATCACAAATAAACATGAGTACATTTACTGCTGCTGCTAATGTTTGTGATACAGAAGTTGACCAACCTTACTTTAATGGTTCAGCACAATCTCTTACTTGGTCAGGTAATGTTGGGGATGACTTTATAACCATTGGTGGAACTGACCCTGATAGTGCTTGGTGGCAAAATAAAGTTGGAGAAGTGATAGATATTCGTGATGGAAGCAACACCCTTATTGTAGATGGTAAAGAAATTAAAGATGTTCAAAGAAATGGATTCTACGACCAAAACAACGAATACATTGTATATATTAATGATACGCTAGGTTCTACATACTCATCACAGGCAGGAACATCATTAGTTAAAGTAAAAAGATTTCATTGTAATGGTTATTTAGATGCTAATAAAAATGTTATGGATAATGCAAAAGAATTACTTGCAAATATGCGTGGTATTTTTCTTTATATAGATGGTAAGTATGAATTATCTATAGAAGATACAGGAACATCTACATTTAGCATTAATGACAATCATATTATTGCTGATGCTGGTATATCAGTTGATTATGGAAACAAAGATAAAAAAGCAAATAAAGTTATAGTTGAATTTTTTAACGCTAATAAGAAATACGAATTAGATACAGCTACTGTTTTACATGATGCAAGTCCTGAATATTATTCAGATGATGGTGATGAGATATTAGAAATTAAAGCTGAGTTCCCTTATATAAGCGACCCTTATATAGCTTATAACATGGGTAAGGCAATCTTAACTAGAAGCAGAAATCAGACCACTATGCAGTTCTTAGGAACTCCTGAGATGTATAAATTGAATGTTGGAGACATAGTAGATTTAACTTATGCTGGTCTAGGATTCTCAGGCAAAGTTTGTAGAGTAGAAGCATTAGAATTACAACCAAATGGATTGGTTGCAGTTAGTTTAATAGAATACTTTGATGTCTATACATGGGAAGTACCACCTCAAGAACCAGTAGAAGAGTTAGCTAACCTACCTTCTGCTTATGCAGTAAAAGCTCCAACAGGATTATCATTTACTGATACTGATTCTAGCTCTACAGGCAGACCATTTTTATCTTGGAATGAACCAACTGATTTTCCTAACTATCAATACAGAATCAATGTTGTAGATAGTTCTAGTAATCAAGTTATAAACAAAATAGTAGATGTAGAGAATTGTGATTTAAACTTTTTGCCTGTTGATACTAATTATGTTGCTAGTGTTAGCTCACTTAATACATTAGGCTCAGAATCATCTCCAGCGACTTTAACCTTTACTATTGGTGATGCTCCTACAGCAACTGCTGACATTCAAGATGATGCAGTAACATTAGATAAAATAGGTGCTGATGTGCAATCTGCAATCAATGCTGGTGGTACTAATTCAACTCAATTAATAAAATCTACATCAGCTCCAACAACAAGAAGTGACAGCTCTGCATTACAACCTCAAGATTTATGGGCAGATACTGATGATAATAATCAAATGTATGTTAGAAACGCATCTAATAATGGCTGGGTTAAAGCTAGAGATTCTTCACTAATAACTTTGTATAATTCATTAAGCTCAACTGTATCTACTAACACAACAAATATAGCTACAGCTCAGGGTGATATAGTTACTCTTACAACTGATACTTCAGCTAATGCAAGTGCAATAACCAGCTTAACCTCTACTGTTAATAGTAATACATCAGCAATAAGCACTGAACAAACAACAAGAGCAAATGCAGATACTGCTTTAGCAGCAGATATAACTAGCTTGACCTCTACAGTGAACAACAATACTTCAGCAATTACTTCTGAAGCTACAACTAGAGCAAATGCAGATACTGCTCTTGCTTCTGATATAACATCTTTAACCTCTACAGTTGATGATAATACAGCAGATATTACTTCTGAAGCTACAACTAGAGCTAATGCTGACACTGCTCTTGCTTCTGATATAACATCTTTAACCTCTACAGTGAACAACAATACTTCAGCAATTACTTCTGAAGCTACAACTAGAGCTAACGCAGATACTGCATTAGCATCAGATATTACAAGTCTTACTTCTACAGTTAATTCAAATACTTCTGCTATTACTTCTGAAGCCACTACTAGGGCAAATGCAGATACGGCTCTTGCTTCTGATATAACCAGCTTAACCTCTACTGTTAATAGTAATACCTCTGCAATTACTTCAGAAGCTACAACAAGAGCAAATGCAGATACAGCTCTTGCTTCTGACATTACAAGTCTTACTTCTACAGTTGGTGGAAATACAGCATCTATAACAACAAATGCAACAGCAATAACTGACATTAATGATAATGCTTCTGCATCTTATGTATTACAACTAAATGCAAATGGTAAAGTTGCACAAATGGTTCTTAACAGTAATGCTGATTCAGGAACTGGTGCTACTAGCACAATAGCCTTCTTGGCTGACACTTTCAAAATAGATAATGATGCAGGAAGTAGTATTAGTCCTTTTGTTGTTAGTGGTGGTACTGTTCTTATTGATAATGCAAGAATCAATAATCTATCAGCAGATAAAATATTAATTGATGGTGTTACTTTAGATACTGATGGAAGTGGTAATTTAATTATTAAATCAGGTGGAGTAGATACAAATCAGATAGCTAGTAACGCTGTTACTAATGATAAAGTACAAAGCATATCAGCTACCAAGATAACAGCAGACCAATTAGATGCAGCTAGAATTAATGTTGATACTTTAAATGTAAAACATTTTGCAGATGTATCTGCTGATATTATTTCTCATACAGGTTCAGCAGTTCCTTTATCAACTTTTGCTAGTGCTTTTCAAAGAGGTTCAACAAACTTTACAAACATAACAACAACAACAGGAACTTATTTAAGTTCATGTGTAGTAGATGATGTTAGAGATGGTGCTTCATATCAAGCAATTTGGACTGGTGTTTATGGTGACTGTACAAATGGTGTTTTGGAATACAGTGTAAATGGTGGCTCTACATATACTCAAGCAGCAGGTGGTATACAAAATGTTACTATGGCAGTAGGAACATTTAGAACTTATGTTTTTGCTTATAATGGAACTATCTCAGGACTATCAACATCAGGAACAAACGCCAATAAGGTATATTGGAGAGTAAGATGGATAACAAAACTAAGAAGTACATACCAATCACTTTATGTATTTATAGATAACACTCAATAAAATGAAAACAATAATAGAATACACAACATACAACACTTCAACAGGAGAAGTCTTAGAGAGTGGTGCAACAAATGTAGCATTATCTGAAATACCTTTACAAGAAGGTCAATCAATAATAGAGGGCATCTATGATGTAGAAACGTATAAGATTATTGATGGTGAAGCAGTAGAGCAGGTTGTTGATTTTTGGCAAACAATTAGAATACAAAGAAACGAATTATTAAAAGAATCAGACTGGACTCAAGTAAATGATTGTCCCTTATCTGATTCCAAGAAACAAGAATGGTCAACATATAGACAGGAATTAAGAGATTTACCATCTTCACAACAAGCAACTGATAATATTGCTGATGTGATATTTCCAACTATCCCTGAATGATTTAAGATATATAAAATAGGATTTTATTATGGCACAACACGATTACAAC